TGCATTGCGCTTGTGGGGTAATCCTTACTTAAATATGGCATCCAACTGTAGCCACCGATACTCATCGAGGAGGAGGAAGGAGCCGGGGATGAAAGAGGAGCCATATTCAAGGAGGCTGGAGATGGGGATGGAGATAGGGCAAACATAGGGGCTGGAGCCGGCGCAGGAAGAACGGAAGACGGGACTGGAGCCGGTGCAGGACGAACGGAAGACGGGGCTGGAGGTGGGTTAATACGATGAGGCCTGTCACACTTCTGGAATTCAACAAGACACTGATCGATAGTCTTCGGAGGAGGACCAGGGGCTGGACGTGGAGCAGGGGTTGGCGGCGGAGGGTTCGCTGCGAGCCACGCCTGATACCTCTTATAATCTGCTGAAGAAGTGTCCATTACTAGGTACTTAGAAAATATCCTGACTTTTAAGATATGGGGTCTCTTGGCAGGAACGGAATTTTGGTTCAAAATTCAGTCAATATAAAAAAGGAACTGACTGTAAGACCAGTGACAAATGATGGTTTTGCCCCATCCTTTAAAGTTTTCAGGCAGGTCATTGGTGGGGATCTTATCGTTCCCAGGTATTATGGCCTCGAGCGCTTCGGCGCGCCCACCAAGGATTCCAGAAGAACTCCTGCTTGCCATGGGAGCTTTAGTTTTGTCGGAAAATTGCGAGAAAAGACCAGACAACCAGAAGCCTTTGCAGCTGGTATCGAAGCCTTTGACAAGGTGGGAGGTGGCGTGCTCTCCCTCCCATGTGGTTTCGGAAAAACAACTGTTGCACTGGCTCTTTCTGCACAGCTGAAAGTTCGAACGATGATTGTGGTCCACAAAGAGTTTCTAGCGAACCAATGGGTCGATAAGATTCAAGAGTTTTGTCCGGGTGCAACCATAGGCCGGGTCCAAGGAGACCTGTTCGACGTTGAGAAGGATTATGTCATTGCCCTGATACAAACAATGTCTCAGCGAGAGTTTGACAGAAAGGCGTTCGATTCTATAGGGCTCTTGATCGTTGACGAGGCGCATCACATCGGCGCTCCTGCCTTTTCTCAATTTATGTTCAAAATTTGCCCCAAGTACACTTTAGGACTTACGGCGACCCCAGAGAGGAAGGATGGTCTCACGAGGCTTTTGTACTGGTTTCTGGGCCCCGAGTTTTTCAGGGTCGAGCGAGTCAACCAAGGGACCACACGGGTTCATCCTTTGCATTACGTGTCGGAGGCCTTCAAGGAAGCCCCCCCGGTAACGCGCTTTGGGAAGATTAACATGGCCGGGATGGTCACTGCAGTGACCGAACTCGAAGACAGAAATCTCCTCATAGTTCGAACGGTCGATAAGGCCCTGGAGGAGAACAGGCGGGTACTGGTCCTTTCTGACCGGAGAGAGCATTGTTTTGATTTACATGCAAGACTTGGTTCTAAGTCTGGTTTGTATATTGGGGGCATGAAAGAGAAGGACCTCGCAATTTCCGCCCAAAAAACAGTCGTCGTGGCAACCTTTCAGTTGGCTCATGAAGGTCTGGATATCCCCGTGCTCGACACTGTTATCCTGGCGACTCCGAAGAGCGATATTAAGCAATCTATCGGCCGCATCATGCGTGAAACGGCCGGTAAACTGAATGATCCATTAATATTTGATATCGTGGACCATTGGTCAGTATTTAATAGTATGTATCGTAAGCGTTGTGCGGTTTACAGGGAAGGAGGTTTTGCCTTTGAGGGCGCACCTGAGGAAAAGGTTGAGGTTATTGGGAAAGGGAAGTGTCTAATGTAAATTGGATCACATAGAGTCAACAATTCCCAGCAAAAATATGCCAGCTACAAAGAACATTATCAGGTAGTTGCACTCGGTTCCGTCGCGCTGGATAGGCTGTGGAGCCATTGCCCGACGGACATGTTCTGGGATGTAAGTTGGCGGTTTCGGGGCCACCGGATCGTCGAATGGAGCATAGGAAATGCCCATCTCTTATAAAGTAGACTCTGAAAAAAATCAGTCGCGACCGAGTATCTTCGTCAAGATGATTGACAAAGAGGCCGTAATAAATATGACCCAGAACCATACTGGAAACTGCATAAAGCTGCTTGTCAAAGTGAGGCCCTGCTTTGACAAGCAATAAAACCCTGACCGCCACGTGCCATACACGCCATTCTGTGAGCAGCAGTTCAGACCCTTGGGGTCTCCCTGCGTCCTGACGTCATCTTTTATACAGTCCCCTGATGTTCCCGGAGTTATGCGTGGTGCATCTGCTCCCGAAGCAGGAAGGGCCTGTTGAATTTTACTTACGTATTGCCCCATATACTATTCTCAGAGAGAAACTTCCTTCTTTCCCTTGCCCTTCCCACGCTTCTTCTTGCCGTCCCCGAGAGACACCTCGCGAGTGTCTGGGTCTCCTGCATCGACCGAGACGATATCAGAGACGGACTCTGTATCACCGCCACCCGTGCGAGTCGCCTGGGGCATTGCCGGACCCATCATATTCATCAAAGAACCAAAGTCCATTCCCGGTCCGCGCATATCGCGCCGGCCACCAGTCTGCGGCTGGGCTGCCTGAGTCCGCTCGACAGCCTGAACCATGTTGCGCATCAGGTCTGGGTTCTGCTGCATGACCTGCGTGACGTTCGGCACGGCCGCCTTGAACATCGAGTTGGTCAAGTGGAACATCATCGCAGAACCGCCAACCATCATGATGAGCTTGACCTCTGGTGCGACTGCAATCTTCGTCTTGTACTTATTATAGAGTTCCTCAAATACACCATCGTAGTCGTCGACATTCTCCATAGCATTCTGCGACCAGCCATTCAGCTCGAGGTCGAACGGGTCGAACTTGTCGTTCAAGAACTCGAGGCCAGTGATGCACGCGATGAGCATGCGGCGCTGGAACTTGATAGAACGATCCACCTCGATAGAATACGTCATCCGCTTGTACTCTGTCCGAATCTCCTCGATATCAGAGTAAATAGTCAGGCGCTGGCTTGATGCGATGCCCTTCTTATTCAGGCGGTTAATCTTGTTCAAAAGGTCAGCCTTCTCGTCCTCGATCGTCTTGTAGCCCTCAGAGGGCACATTCGAGCCACCACCCTGATAGCCCTCAGGGGCTCCACCCTCCTCACCGCCGCCCTCCTCATCCTCGTACTCCTCGCCTCCATCAAACTCCTCAGGAGGTGGAGGCGCTGGAGCAGAGCGCTTTCCAGGATTCATGAACATGTCCATTCCATCATCAGGACCAGAGCTCATCGGTCCAGGGCCAGGTGCGCGCTTTGCAAACGGGTTCACACGGGTCTTGGACTTGAGAGGCACCGTCTTGCGTTCAGCAGGCTGAATGGAAATTTCATCGAGCAAATTCTTTTCGTCGTCATTCAGGTTCATAGTTTGGCCACCACCAGTATCAAAGGAGAACTCCATCTAGTACCTTTGGAGAAAAGTCATCCTTGCCTTTAACGCAAAAAAATAATGTTTGTAAAATTCAAATGGCTGTCTACAAGGTTGCAAAATTGGCGGTTCACGCCTTAATCATTGGCCTGCTCGTGGCCATCCTGGTTCTCCTGGTCCAGGGCAAGGGTCGCAGCAGCGGCTACACGGGAGCTCCGATTGTCATCCAGCCTGGCCCCAATGTCACCCAGGACCCCAAGGACCTGTTTGCCATCAACCCAGACCTGAAGTGCGTGCCGGGTCCCTCCGAGGATGCTGATTACTACACACAGGGCCTGAACCCAGGAGGCCTGTGTGGCGGATCCAAGATGGTCCATGACCAGATGCGAGATTTCACCATCACAAGCGGAATGAGCGGTTCGCTCTTAGAGGATTAATTTTAAAATAACATAAAAGTATAATGAATACGTATCAGATTCACATTGATACGGCTTCGACCCAGACCGTGACATCACCTGGTGTGAACTCCCCTGGACAGGCTTCCATTAGCAAAGTGAATGGGAACCCTTTCCAGTGTACTGCAATTCTTGGAAACCGCCATCGGGCTATTCGTAGCGCCGCTCTGAAAGATGCTCAGATTCCTATTGGTTTCTATAATATCCGAGCCCCCTATAATACGATTGTCGTCAATAGCGTTACGTATACCGTGGCCCCTGGATACTATACTATTGGAACATTAACGACCGTTCTAACTAACATTACTGGCATAGCAGCATTAGGTAAATTTACTGTACCAGATGATCCAACAAATGACGCTATTACGAGAAGGGTTGTGTTTACTATAGGAGCTTATAACGGAACCGTGACAATTAATGTAGCGCCTCTGTCACTTGGATATTTCTTAGGTTTTACCGATGGTCAAACCGCAACCGGTCAGAATTCAACGATAATAGCGACTAATAATTACAACATAAACTTTGATACCTATATTAGTATATGGATCGGAGAAATAGGAACAGCCTCACTGGACCCTCAGCAAATAACATATAAAGTTCCAATTACTGACACTACTTATCGTTCCATTACCAACTATGGAGAGGGGTCGTACTATCTCCAGAACGTTGTTTATACGTCCCGAAGCAACCGTCTCGATCGTCTAACCATAACGGTTCTCGACAGGTTCGGAAATATTCTGAATAACAATGGCATGGACTGGTCTTTCACTCTAGAAATAGAATCCGACACGTGAGGCCCAAGCCGAAGTAAAAACTCTTCACAAAGACTAGATGGAGTATATTGTGTACGCCGATTCAAATAACAGGAACCAGTTACTGTTTCCAAACTCCAATAACTTCACCTTGTATTTGACGAACCCCATCAAAAACATCACCAAGGTCGAGCTATTGACTGCTATGCTTCCAGGCATGAACACCTCGCAATTTATTACGCTTGATATCCTTGAACTGAGGACGCCAAATAACCTCACGGCAGACCAGCTCGTCTTAACGAACACGTCATCGAATACAAACTCCATTCGCAACTTGATGGTACCCACGGCTAATGCTTTTTATGGATCTTTTGCGACTATTCCAATCAAGGTTCAGGGAAGCGATGAGTTTTTTAATGCAAACTATCGGATATCAATAAATTATCCCGCGAGAATAGATAAACTTGACCGTCTGACCATTACGTGGCGTCAGCCGAATAACGGTAGTATTTTTTATGATCCAACAGGCGTTGACCTCGGGAGAACTATGTTCCTTTTACGGTTCGAAACAGTCATGGTCCCAATAGAGCCCGAGAGGCCCACAAGTCTTCCTGAACCAGTCCCGTGGGATGGAGTGAACGGACCCCGGACGAAGCTTTACATATTGCTCGCAATTGCAGTCATAGGACTCGTTATTATAATCTCAATCAAAAATAGAAAGCGTCATGTGTGATAGCATAGCGAACGGTGCGCCGACATTCGTCATTGCGGGCGGGTCGGGCTCTTGTGTATCAAACGTAATCATCGCTTCAAACGTCCTGTCTACAACCGGAAACGTCATATGTGCTAATATTATCGCAGGTGACGGAACCTTTACAGGAAATCTTGTTTCAAGATCTTTAACTTGTGACTTTTTGAACGTATCCAGTGTTATAAATACAGGTTCATTAGTATCTTCCGGGACAGTCCGAGCAGCCCAGTTTATCGGGGCAGGAAACGCACTATCGAACATCAATTCTAGTAATATTACCATCATTTCGGATCTCATTCCAGCCATAGACAACTTTTACAGTATAGGGTCTGCAGCCTACCGTTGGAAATCCGTCAACATAGGCCCAGGGACTATATTCATGACTGATACGGTTCTCGGAACTCAGGCTGGAATAACCGTCACGAACGGCCAGCTCCTCACGAACAACATTGGCGCCTTGGTGACAGGAAACTTGGTCCTTGTTGATACGGCCACTCTGGTTCCGACGACCATTACGGTCAATAACGGGACCATGCTCTTGAACAACGTCCTGTCGATTCGGACAGGCAACGTCAACTTTATTGATTCGGTCACTGGGTACGCATCGACCATGAATGTCCAGGACAAGGTGGTGACTTTTAGCAACGTGTCATCGGTAAGGCAAATGCAGTTATATATTCGGACGGTCTGACCCAGAGTAACGCGTATATAGTGCCGACGGCAAATGTCCCTGCGCAATCTCCAGGGGTCACAAGTACTACAGTAGACTTTGCGAGTTCTAATGCCTTTGTTCATGTACACGTCAAATCCCCCTATCAGTTGAATATAAATCTTATAAATCATAGGCCGGCCAAAGAGGTTCATGTATTTGCGATATTTAATGGAGGCGGACCGAAACCCTGGGGCTACGTCAGCTTATCAGGTGTGGGTAACATACTCACGGCGAATACGATTGACACAACTCCATATTATGTATATCAGACACTCTGTTCGATACGCGTGACATCCACGGACTTTACTTACCAGAATAGCTTTGCGGTCATAGATAACTTTTATCATACTTGAGTCCGCGCCCTAAAACTTTTCTTAATTTCAATCCAAAATTCAATGACTCTAAATTGGATCGATGATGAACTTGTAATCATCGACCATGAGGGGTGCATTTCTCACGTGTTTGAAAGGACTGCCTCGATCTCGAGACCTGCTTACAAACACATGGCTGGATGGGTGGAGATCAATTTTGCCCCACAATTGGACCCTTCTGAATTATG